TGATCAGACGGCGGGATTCGTCGACGCTGACGCCCCGCTTGACCAGATCCTCGGCGAAGCCGCGCTCGAGGTTCAGCCGCCCGGCCAGATCGTAGATGGTCGAGACGCGGTCGCGCTCGGCCTCGCGGGCGCGGGTCGCGACCGCCTCGGTGTCGGGCGCGGGCGTTGCCTGCGTCTTCGGCTGGCTGCGGGTCTCACTTGCGTGGACCTTCGGTTCGTTGGCGGCGACCTTCTGGTCGGGCGCAGCCGGTTTCGGCTCGGTCATGGTGGTGTCCTCGGTTTCGACCGGCGCGGTCGGCTGGGTGGTGGCGGAGGTTGCGGCGTCGCTCGCCGGGGTCTCGGTCTTGTCCGTCATCGGGGATGCTCCTTGTCGGGATTGGGAAGCGTCCCGGCGGTGAAGGACGCAGTCGTGAAGGGGATGCTGGGCGCGGAAACCGGCAGCGGGGTCGGCGCCGACCGCGACGACGGAGACCTCGAAGGGCGTCCAGTCCACCGCGCGCCAAAGCTCGCGGGAGGCCTCGGGTTTGGAGACCTCGAAGCGGTGGACCTGGTAGCCGATGGAGACCGCGCGGATGTGCCCGGCCTGGATGTCGCGCCAGATCGGCTCGACATCGGCACGCTCGCTGATCCGCACCAGCGCGATGCCCCGGCCGTTCTCGATCCGGGCCGAGCCCGGCACGACCGAGCCGATCACCGCGTCGAGCGTGGCCAGCTCATGCACCTTCAGGAACGGCGCGCCCGCGTTCAGCCGATCGAGGCGGACATGGGCGGGATCGAGGCTCAGTTCCTCGTCATAGGGCTCGCCGAAGAAGGTGGCGCGGCGGACGCGGGCGCCCGCCGACCAGACCACCTCGACGGTGCGGGTGTCGGCATCGGCCGTGTTCGGCGCAAGCTCCGCCGACCGGCGCATGGCCGGCAGTTCGATCATCGTGTCCATGAAGGTCAGTCCTGTTGGTCGGCCTGCGCCGGGTCATTATCCGCGTCGGCGGCCGGGTCGTCGTTCGCCGAATCGCTGCTCTGCGCGCTGCCGGTCTTGGTGACGCGGCGAGGGTCGCTGTCGAGCACCAGCCCCAGCGCATCGAGCTTGGCGTTGGTGGCGGCGATCTCGGCCAGCACCGCATCGGGGTTGCGGCCCTGTCGGGCGATCACCTCGGCCAGCGTCATGGTGCCCGAGCGAATCGACAGCAGGTTCGCCATCGCGTCCTTCTGCGGATCGACCGCCTCGAACTTCGGAGGCGACCATTCGACCGGCACGACTGGCGACGGGATCTGGCCTGCCGCCCATGCCGCTTCCGTGAACCAGCGCCAGACCGGCGCGCAGAACATCGGAATGAAGAGCTGCCATTGGACGGCGTCGATCTGGCGGCGGAACTCGACGAGACCCGCCCGGATCGAGGAATAGTTCACCTGAGACAGGTCCCCGGTCAGCAACTCGTAGGGCACACGGAACCCGGCCGAGATCGTGTGCAGGCTGGCCCGCTTGTATTCGCCGTAGCCGCCGGTGGCCGAGGGCTGGTTGAACCGGATGTCCTTGCCGCCACGGGCATAGGCGATCAGCCCCGGTTCGAACTGCTCGACCCGGTTGCCGTCGGCATCGACCACGGAGGGTGCGATGCCCTGCTGGGCCTCGTCGTCGCCGAACACGATGGCGGTGACGCAAGCCTCTGTCTTCTTGCGGACCAGTTCGGCCACCTCATAGTCGTCGAGGTCGCGCAAGCTGCGGATCACCGGCGCGCCCCAGGGAACGCCGCGCGCCTGCGTGCGCTGCTTCTCGTAGACATGGGCGATCTCGGTCGCGGGCACCGGACGGCTCTGCAGGCCGTTCTGCAAGGCCCCATAGGCGTCGCCCGGATGCTCGGCGTGCAGCCAATAAGCCCGGCGCTTGCCGACCGGGTCGAACTCGATCCCCTGCACGAGACGGCCCGCGCTGATGGCGCCGGACTTGGTCGCGTCGAGAAAGTCGGCTTCCAGCACCTGCAATTGCAGCGGCACCGGCAGGCCATCGCTCGCCCGCCGCAACCGGCGGCGCACCAGGACCTCGCCCGCCTCGACCATCTCGCGGCAGATCAGCGTCTGCAGCCCGTAGAAGTCGAGCTGGCCATCGGCGTCGCAGTCCGCCGTCCAGCGTTCGAACAGCGCATCGACCCTTCGGTCGAGCTTGTCGTCGCCGCTGGCGGCGCGCGGCATGATGCCCGCGCCGATGATGTTGTTGACCAGCACCGCCACGGCTTTCGCCGCATGCGGGTTGTTGCGCACCAGATCGCGCATGCGGTCGCGCAGCAGCGCCCCGGCGACGCCGATCTCGGTGTCGGCAGAGGATCCCGGCGCCCGCCAGCCCTCGGTCCGCCGCCCACGCGCAGCCCCGTCATAGCCCCGCGTCAGGGTCTCGAAGGCCTGACGCGCCATCACGCGGCGGGCGGCCATGCGCGGCGCAGCGAACGCGATGGCGTGATCGAACCAAGTCGCCGACATCAGCGGTCGCCGCGGCTGAAGCCAGCCAGCCCGGCCACGGGCAGCGGCCGTGCCGTTCCAGCGATGGCGCGCTCGATGGTGCGGATGCGGGCGAGCAGATCCTCGGCCGAGCCGTAGTCGACCGACTTGCCGTCGTAGCTGACGCGGGTCGTGCCGCTGGCATAGGCCCGGCGCAGCGCTGAGAGCTCGGTTTCCGTCCAGTCGGTCATATTCAGAACCATCCTCCGCGCCGCCCGAGCCAGTCGGAGCGGCGCTTGCCCTGCGGGGCCTGTCCCGGCCGGTTGATCTGCCCGGCGGGATCGGTGTCGGTGGGGGCGGCCCCGAGCTGATCCTCGAGGTCGCGCCATTTCGCCTCAGACCAGCGGTCCGCGCCCGCGATCCAGGCGGCGGCGCGGGCATAGACCCGGCAGTCCAGCGCCTCGTTGCGCTCGCGCAGCTTCTGCCATTCCAGCCGGGCGAAGCCGCGCTTGGTGCGCACCGTCACCAGCTGCTCGGCCACGAGCTGCTTCAGCCATTCGTTCTCGACCCAGTGCGGCAGATGCACCGAGCCGGGCGGGAATGCTGCCCCGTCGGCGATGTCCTCCTCGGTCGGCCGCGCCAGCCGCAGGAAGCGATAGGTCTCGGCCTTGAAGGTCGACACCGCCACGGTCCAGAGCCGTGCGCCGCGCCGCAGGCGCTTGCCGCCCTCGGTCGCGTCGACGAAGGTCGGCCCCGACACCGGGCTCGAGCGGTTGAAGCCCTCGACACCCTTGACCGGCGACACCTGCGCGAATCCTTGCGCCCGCGACCAGGAATAGACCGCCGGGGCCTCGTAGCCGGTGTCGATGGCGAGCCGCGCGATCCTGAGATGCGCGCCGCGTTCGTGCGGCCAGGATCGGTCCAGCAGCGCGGTCAACTCCGACCAGGCGTCGTGCCGATCCGGCCCGCCCTCGATGACAACATGATCGACCAACCAGCTTTCGAGCCCGCGACCCCAGGCCCAGACGTCGACCTCGATCCGGTCCTTCTGCACGTCGGCCCCGGCGGTCAGGAACAGCCCGCCCGCAGGGACCGTGCCGGATGTCCAGCGCTCGCGCCGGTCGTAGAGCCGCTGCCAGTCGGGGGCTTCCCCGGTCTCGACCCATGTCTCGCCGAGGATCGTGTTGCGGAATGCCTTGATCGCTTCATCCGAACCCTGCGCCGCGTCCCATGCCCGCACGATCCGCTCCCAGCTCAGCCAGCCGATCGGCGAGTAGAGCGCCGAGAGGTGATACCCGACCGTGGTCGGATCGGCGGCCGTGGCGGTCGCGCGCCATTCGCCGCCCTCCAGCATCGCCGTCTTGTGGTGCTCCGCGATGGGCTGCTCGCAGCCCTCGCAGTGATACTCCGCCGTCTCCGGCCGCCCCTTCTGCCAGCGCAGCCGGTCGAACTTCAGCCACTGCATCGCGCCGCAATGCGGGCATGGCACGAAGAACCGCCGCTGGTCGGACGCCTCGTACTCCCGCTCGATCCGGCTCAGTCCCCGGATCGTCGGCGTCGAGACGAGGAACACCTTGCGCCGATGCGCGAATGTCAGCGACCGCGCTTCCGCCAGCGTGACCGGATCGCCTTCCTCGTCGGCCGAGGCCGGATAGGCATCGACCTCGTCGAGGAAGATGTACCGCGCCGGAGTGGAACGCAGCCCGACCGCCGAGTTCGCCCCCGTCATGATCAGGATGCCGCCCGCGAACTCCTTCGACAGCATCGTGTTGCCCGCGTCGCGGGACCGGGCCGGTTTGACGCGGTCCCGCAGCTCGGGGCTCTCGTCGATCAGCGGGTCGATCCGCTGGCGCGAGTTGCGCTTGGCCAGCTCGACCGTGGGCTGGACCGCCAGCATCGGGCCCGGCGCCTGGTGGATAGCGAACCCGATCCAGTTGTTCCCGGCCTCAGTTGCGCCGACCTGCGCGGCCTTCATGAACACGATCCGCTGCGTGGGATCGCCCGGCGACAACCGGTCCATGATCTCGCGCATGTAGGGCGTGCGCACCGTGCGATACCGCCCCGGTTCGGCCGAGGCGCGACCCGATAGCATCCGGTGCCGGTCCGCCCATTCCGAAACGGTCAGGTCCGGGTCGGGCCGCAGCCCGTTGCCCCACGACCGCAGGATCTCCGCCGCGCCGTCGAAGTCCGTCAGGCCATCGCCGCTCTCACCGGAAGTCGGGCCGGACCTCGGCGAGTTCGTCGAGGTGGGCGCGTACATGTCTCTCCAGCACCTTCTGCATCGCGGCTGGCTCCACGGTGATCTGCTGGCCCGTCGCGTCGCGACACGAGGCAGAGAGCTCGGCCGCCATCAGCGCCGCCGCGCGCGCGGGCCAGTTCACCCATGCGTCCCGTTCCTCCCGCGCCAGCCGGAACACCAGCGCCAGCGCGCGGGCCCGCTCGATCAACTCCCCCTTCAGCTTCTGGAGCCGGATGCGCCGCTCCTGCGCCTTCAGCACCTCGTTCGCCGTCTTTGCCTGCAGGAAGGTCGTGCCGCCGCCGACCGCCGGGACCGCCAGACCCTGTTCGCGCAGCGTGTCACCGACGGCGGCCACCGCCGCCTCGGGGACAGGCTTCAGCTTCGGCGCGGGCGGCTTGCGGGTCTTGGACGGGTCCGTCGTTTCAGCCCGCCGCGCGTCGCTGGCCGCCGCGTTGATGCTGCCGTCGGGATAGAGCACCAGCCGCTCGGCCGTCTTTGCCTTCTGGATCGCGCCCCGCGACAGCCCGACATGG